AAAAGAAGCATGTCTCGGTCACCCGAAAGCATGTTATCTAGCATCTGGTCTGTTACTGACTCATCACCAACTCTTACAGTTCCACGCTTAAGGATTGTCAAAAGCGCTTTACCAAGAGAAGTTGCCTTTGAGATTTCTTCTTCATCTCGCCCATTTAGTTCTCGTACTTCTGCTTCGGTAGTAACCTCCCCAGCGGATGTGATATATCCGCCAGGAAGGGTCACTACTGTGTCCGAAGGAGGGGTAATGCGAACCTCTATTTCTTGTGGCTTTTCAGCCAAGATATTTTGTACGGCTTTATTTGCCATTGCGGGGTTAGCCGCTGCACTAATTGTGTTCGTCATGTTATTCCTTTGTTAGATTAGAATGGGTCGGCGCTTACGAACGCCTTTGTTGTGTCGTTGTAGGTTCCCCACTTAAGGTCAAAGCCTTCGTGGACAAGCGTCATTTGCTCAACATAGAGAGCGTTGTCTCCAGCGTTGAGGTCTGAGTATGCCACGGTTGTAGGCCATGCGTTGTACACCTTAAAGCGCATTGCTACTTCATCTTTTGACCCTGTTTCTGCTGTAGTTACATTCCCTGTCTGTGAAGAAGGAACTGGGTGATTAAGTACAGAGATTTCAATGTCGCAACGGAAGTTCTTTCCTGGGTCCAAAGATGAACCTTGAGCCTGAACGGTTGCAAACAACTGCTTCATCCAATCCCAGTTTTGCTTGCTTCCGAGGATTACGCCACGTTGCAATGTAAGAGGTGTAAATGATGTCTGACCAGGAATCTGGTGAACAGTTGTGTTGTATCCACCCTCACGATAAGGGATAGAGTCAGTAGTTACCGCAAGACCTGATACTGAAGTAAAGCCCATTGGAATGGTCTTTGAGCCAAGTAGGGTGTTTGAGGTATCCTGTGGTTGAAACGTTACCAAGAACCGAAAGTTACGTACTGGGTCTGTGGCTAACGTTGAGCGGCTATTTACTATTGCCATTGTTTATTTTCTCCTTCGGCCTAGTTAATTGTCTTTTGACTTAGGTCAATGACAATGAACTCTGATGGGTATTGAAGAGCAACACCAACTTGAATGTGTACTTCTCCATTAGCGATTGAAGTTGCTGTGTTGTTTTCTGCATCGCACTTGATGAAGAAAGCCTGAGCATTAGTTGCTCCACGAAGACCGCCTTGGTTCTTGTACTCAGTGAGGAACACGTTGAGTGTGCTACGGATACGTGACCATAGCGCTTCATCGTTGTTCTCAAAGATAGCAAACTCTGTATTGTTCTTGAGTTGCTTGCGGATGTAGATGAGTGAGCGACGCATATTTACATACTTGTTTGCTGTACCATCTTGTAGCAATGTGCGAGCACCCATGACAGAAAGTCCTGCACCAGGAATCTGGCGAAGTGGGTTAATTGGTGATGTGCTTGCGTTCATTGAATCAAGTTCTGCAGATGTAAATGTTTTTTCTACAGCAACAACACCAGCAATAGTTGCTGTGATACCTGCTGGAGCCTTGAAGACACCACGGCTTGCATCAGTTGTCATGTAAAGACCTGCTACTGAACCTGAAGGACCAATCTTACGAAGAGCACCTGCACCACGACCAATTGGGTCTGCAATATAAAGGTGTGGGTAGTAAGCGGCCGCAAAACTTGTATCAGTAAGGCTTCCTGCTGCTGAGATTGCGTTAGCAACTGTTAGGTTTTCTGCAGTTTCAACAATGACAAAGCCATTGTTTGATGCTGCCCATGAAGTTGCTGCGTCATAAACGCTAACTTCACTTGAGCCTAGTGCTTCCCAAATTCCTGGAAGGAATACAACAAGAGGACGGTCAAGTGCTGAGAAGTTCTCAAACACTGAAGAACCATTTCCCTTGTAGTTGGTGTAATCCGCAGCAACTGTTGCAGTTCCATTGGTTCCACCTGTAAGTGGGTATGTTGCTGCTACAGGAGTTCCTGATGCGCTGTTGCTGATAGTGATGTATGAAGAAACAAGATTGATTACTGTTTCAGCATAATCGCTTGATGTTGAGTCGTTGAATACGATGTTCTCGTAGCGCTCAAGCAAGATGTCATCAGCAATAACGTTTGCAACGCCTGCTTCTTTGTACACAGTAAGTGTGTATGTTCCTGATACAGAGCCCGCAGAAAGTACAGCACGAAGGTTGTTTCCGTCTGCTCCTGCGTTCTTTGCAGTTACTGTTGCTACAGTTGCATCTCCAGAAGTGACAATGTGAATCTCTGCTTTTGCTGCATCTGTGTGAAGGAGGCGCTGAACGTAGAGTTCCTTACCGCCGTTGGCAAAGTATGCGCCAACCTGGAAGGTTGCTGGGTAGGAAGCGTTGTAGCCTCCAAAATACTTGGTAAATTCATACCAAGAGTTAACAAGCGTTACTGTTTCTGGGCCTTGTGCAAAAGGTGCAACAACGGCGCCAGCAGCATTTGCTGTGACTCCACCAGTAAGTACAGGTGGGAGTAGGCGTTCACTAATGTAAACACCTGGACGGCTATATGCCATTTTTTCTCCTAACTAGTTGGGTAGTGGTTCCTTATGGTTGCGAGATGGTGAACGGATTAATTGGGGTGAACTGTGAACGTCCAATAACCTGACTTCCGTCAGTGTTACCGTCAGTGTCAGTCACTCCCGTAACGTTAACTTGTAGCGCCTTGTATACTTGGTTGTAGGTTTGTTCCGCTATCTCTGATGAGACACGAACGGTAAAAGCATTTACGAATAAACGCTTTCCTTGCTCTGTAACATCTCGCTTGGAGATGTCCAGAAGGTCTAAGCGACGGACTGTTCCGTCATTTGGTTCCAAAATCGCAAAGCGCATTGGAATCTTCTTGTAAAGAATCTGCGCCAAAATTTCTCGGTCATGACGAGGTTGGCGAGAATAAGTAGTTACTTGGTAATCAATGTTGACTGGGATAGGCCAGTGAATCATCCAGTTGTTTGTCTCTGGGTCATAGGCTGCTGGGTCATCGCCCTCAGTTACTGGAGGCATAGTTGCTGGGTCTGGCATGTATGTAGGCTTAGTCATACCACGCATAGCACGCATTGTGTCTTCAGCAATATCAATCATGTCAATGATGATGTAAGGATACTTCTGGTCAGAAATTTCTTGGTCAGGTTGCCCAAATCGGACATCCACGTTGCGAGTGGTTGTCTGGTTAGTAGCGGCTTTCTGGTCTGTAACCACAATTCCTTTAAGAAGATTCTTTAGTGCGTCATCTTCCGATAGGAGAAAAGTCATAGTTCACCCACAATCTTTTGTAGGGTACCCATAAAGAACTGCTCTGCTTCATGGGTGCGGTTAGATGAGCGGCGGATAGCGGCTGTAGGACGGGTATGTTCTGTGCCGTACTCAAGGCTTTGCGCCTCATCAAAATGGCGGTCATGAACGTGAACTTGAAAGCGCTTGTCATCGTAGATAACGCCCATATTGCCAACAACGTGGCGAGGCCATCCGCTTGCTTTTGCTTCTTTGCGAAGTTGTCCAGTCATAAAACGACTGGTGTGTTTTGCTGCTTGCTCTACTGCGCTATGGATATGCTTCATGAATTCACCACAAATGTAGGTAGCATGAAATAAACCCCTTTAAAAAGCGCAAGTAGTTGGGCAACTACACAGACCCGCAGCGGGTTACTGATACTGCTTATGATAAAGACTTTATTGCTGTTCTGAAGGGTTAACTACAAAACCTTTTGGTAACCACTCTTTATTAGAATGTGTTTTTAACCTATGACAATTTGCACAGAGGGTTTGAAGATTGGTTGGGTTATGGTCAAAATGATTACCATTAATATGGTCTACGTCTAACTGAGAACTGTGTTCAGGGATAAAACCACATCTTTCACAAATATCTTTTTTAAAACTTAGCCAAGGCCTTTCACGGAACCGACGCTCAAAAACCCTGGCTGTTTTACACCGCCACATTTTTTTCCCATTTTTTCCATATCCCATAGCCCGAATTGAAACAGGTCCACACTCAGTGCATACTGCTATTTTTTGATTTTCAT